CATCAGGGTTGTTAACTTACGTATTCACCGAGGGCATGTCCTCCGCACCGAGGGCGTAGCGAGGATTGTACAGCTCGTACACGATCGCCGTATGGGTTGCATCCGTGATCGCACCGGCCAGATCCAAGCGAATGCATTTGTTCTCTGAACCCGCTGTATCCGTGCTCAGCATGTCTGCCCGAACCTCGAATATGTACAATGCCGTAGCCGTGTCTGGCCCAGTCGTTGTCAGCGTGGAAGCTTCGACGAGGGTCAAAGCATCATTGTCCGCTGTGTCGCCAGTGATGGTTATGCAACTCCAGTACTCAGAGAACGCCAACGCGGTGTTCACTGCGGCCATGCTCGTGCCCTGCTTCAGGGTCACCGTGCCGTCACCAGACGAACCGTTCGTGGTCACGAACAGCATAATCCGGCAGTTGTTGTACTTGCTCATGTTGACGCCTTTGGTGTCTGAGGTCAGAGCCGCAGCAGCCACCATCGGGTCACGCATGATGATTTTCGTATTCTCTACTAATCTCATTTTCAATTCTCCTTATATGATGAGACGTTTTCGTTTAGTATCGTTTAGATAGCCGCGATTTTGACAACCGGAGACAGATCACTGCCTTTGTAGGGCGTGAGTGCTTTCGCGGTCGCGTTCTGGCCATCAATGTACTTGTGAATCCGGAACGCCGTCTGCCCAAACTCGAACTTCATGTGAATGGACTGGGCAATTTCCGGGCCGGTCTGATCGTCGGCGATCAGATAGTCGCTGATGTCTGTAAGGATAACGCTTCCGGCATCCCCAAGGATAGGCAGCTTCTCGGTATAGACAATCGGGTAGCCCCAGATCCGCTGACCAGGCTTGTCACCGATGTTTGTCGTGAAGACCGCTGCGCCACCGCTGCCTACTTCGACGTTCAGCTTCGGGAGTTGCGGGAATACTGTGCGGTTCATCATCCAGACAACCGAACTTTCCTTCATCGGTTTCAGGCGTGAGAACATACCGGTCGTATTCTCTAACACGAACGTATCCGCATCCTGTCCGCTCTCTCCTGAAATGCTAACAGCACACGGAGCATTTGCAATACCCAAGGGCTGGGCTCCACCGGGGCCGGTCAGGAATGAGAGGTCTTCCTTCCAACCAATGGCATCACCGAACCGAGGAATGAGCCAGGTGCCTAAAGATACCGGGGACCATTTGATCCACTCTTCCGAGGCGTAACCCATGGCCGTGATCTTCTTCAGCTTCAACTCAATACGACCGAGTTTGGGCCGGGAGCTTGATCCCTCTGCCAACTCGTCATCGTAGTAGATGTGAATACCACCGAACACCGTCCCGGAACTGTGATCATCGTCACGCAGGTACGGGAGCTGCAGGATCTGCGTACCAAGGGTCATTCTTGACGCCCTCGGTCTCACAATCGCGTTCTCCAGGCTTGCCTTGAGCAACATCTGAGAAGCGGCTGAGAATATCAGATACCCACCCTCTTGATCACTTCCGACTACCATGCCGTCACCGGCTGCCTTGCGGATCAGCAACTCTGACCGTTCCCGGCTCTTGCGCAGGATGTCAGACTCGGTTTTTCCATTACCGGCATTGTAGATGTCCGCAGCCATCTTGCCAAAGGCATAACAAATTTCATCAGGCCGTAACTGGTCTGCACTCTTGGTGTTGCCTTCGAGAAAGCCATTCGTCGGATCATCGTCAGATTTGTCACGCACTTCGATGTGCACCATCTTGTTGCCAAGATCGAGCGTGGCCAATTTGGCTTCGACGGCTTTGACTGCGGCATCGGCAGCAGCTTTGGCACCATCGTCCTGAGCCTTCTGCATCTTGGCTTCCAGGGCCTCGTCATACTCCTCGGCGACCTTCGCCTCGATGACCTCCTTGAAGGTGTCCTCATCGAGTTCGAGAACCGCCCCGGCCTTGTGGCCTTTCCAATCTTTCGTTAATTTCACTTTCTTCATCGCTTCGTCCTCTCTGTTTTACCAACGTTTGTGGGAGTCTTTGTCTTGGGTCTCCCCACGGTCTACTGGATTATCTGTCCTCCTCAGGACGTCGAGTTCCAGCTTGCACAGGATTGTCCGTTTAGACTTAGACCTTCCCTTTCAGTTTAGCGAACGCATCCTCCACCGCTTTGGCAGAGACTTCCTCTGCCGATTGATGGACCACGTCGCTTACCACACGTATAACCGGTTCGATTACCCGAACCGACCGTGTGGTTCCTTTCGTTTCCTCCACATCGTACATCTCGGGGAACATCTGTTTGAGTTCCCCTTGTAAATAGTCTTTGAGCTCTGGCGGCTTCTGACCAAACTCCTCATAATGTTTTGCCAGATGGTTGTATACTTCAGATTTGTCTCCAGCAGGGATCGTCACGCCTCCACGTGCACCCAAGAGCGCGCCCATAGCAAATGTCAATCCACGCCAGACAAGCTGGTGCTGTCCGACCGATCTGTGATGCACCAACTTATATGAACTCTTCATGTCGGCGTTATCCTTATCATGCCATGCACAGGCGTTCTTCAGATCGTCGGTACTGGCACTCGCTATCTCCTCTGACCCATCCCATTCTGTGGACACGGGAGCGAGGGGTGTTTCTTTGTGGGATATGATGTTCTTTTCCTCCCCCTCTCCAGCTTCACGTTGCCCTGGCCCCGGCCGTTCTGCTCGTCGCATCTGGCCACCGCACTTCGGACACTTGATCGTATTGCAATGCTTCTCGCTCGTCATCTTGTAGTCACATTCGATGCAGGAGCAATTGAAGGTTTCTTTCTCCTCAATGATACTTGTGATCGTATACTTCCTGCCTTCGGAGTCAGTAACCTCATCTCCGATTGAATGACTCGCTCCCTTCCCGATTGCAGGCTCAAACAAGATGGTCTTGTACTCGTTGTCCCTGAGCCACGTCTTGGCTTGTTCTACGGAGAACACTTCCTCGGCGAACCGGATGGACTGCAACTCTGCCTTGCCGCCCTCTGTGATGCCAAAGATGCCGTGGACGCCGGGACTGAACTTGTTGTTCTGTCTCCGGAACTTATCGTACCTGCCCGGATCCTTCAGGCGTGCGGCATGCTCGTTAGGATAAGGCTTCTGGTTGTTGCACTCTTCTGTCTGCGCAATAAAGTCCGCCCAGTCCTTGAATCCTTCTGGCGGGACAAACTTTATCTCTTCAAAGCCCAGCGTCTTGAGGATAGCATCGTCAGCACCGTATCCCTTTGCCACCTGAAGCATCTCAGCGTCCACGTTTGCAGGTACGGACACGTCACTGTGCTCGAGCAGAACGACCTTGGTAAAGATGCGCTTGATCTTGTCCTTGATCTTGGCTACTTCCGGCCACTCGCTCTCCAACTTAGCAACCACCTTATCGAAGTCGTTGTGTCCCGGCTGGGTTGATGTCAATGGTACGAACCCGATTGAACTGGCCTTCTGGTGTCCTTGCTGGACGAGGTGCCAGAGGATGTTCGCCATTGTTCTCTCTCCGGTGTCGGCATAGACTGTCTTGGCCTGCAGACCGAACTCATCAGCCTTGATCCACTCGTCAGAACCGATAGGAGGCAGACTGTAATTGTGTCCCCAAAGGACGTGACCATACTTCATGAAGTCCTTGGTGTTGATCCCACCAGGCATCACAATCTCGTCGTCCCTGTCCATTGTCCGGGCTGAGACATACTTGATCGCAGTTCGGCTGTTTGGGTCGAGCTGGTTGGTCTTGGCCTTCTGGCTGAACCCCCGGCGCTGGAGGAACAACTTGTCAACGTCCTGCCCCTCGTCTTTGGCCTGGTGGAACACGGAGTCCCGCACATCGGTTGGCAGGTGTTGCATCAACGGGCCCAATTCAAACTGTGTCTTCATTCTGGTTTCTCCTGTTCGTATTGAATCCCGTTGTCACCGGGAAACGGTTTTGAATGGTTGTCGTCTCCATAAGCGATCTCGTCAGGGATGCCATCTGGGAATGCTTTGCAAACATTATGCTCTGTTCTCTCGGTCCCGTCCGGTTGATCTACTCCAATATAATATTTGCACCTTCTATCGTAACATTTTGGAGATAATATCATAGTGTCTCCTTTAAAGTAGACTCAACTAAATTAAACATATCTGGATTTATCTTCTTCAACCACAGGGGATCCTTTGTATACGCAGTTACTGATTCAGCGAAAAGCTCCCTTACATTCGATCTACTATATCTTGAAATAACCTGTCCCCCTCGTGGATGATCCAAATAAGATGTCAGATACTTATCAAACCCCTTCGTCCATGCAACTGAGTCGGATATTCTGACCCCTTCTCCTATCCCCCCTCCTAACTCATAGTCAAGTACATGTGCATATTCATGGGTAAGTGTTGCCTCCCTCCCACGAAACCGATTAAAGGGAGGAGTCCCATCTTTCGCATCTGCAATCTTCCTGAAAGGGGCTTGCGCCTCCTTTTTGCTTAAATAAATCGTTCCTTTCTCATCATATCGTCCTAACATAGTATCTCCAAAACTGGGAGTCTCTATTACTTTTATCTTCTTTAATTCAGGATATTTACGAATCATCTCCTTCGCCGATGTCATTGGAAGGACAGGCTTTGGTATTCTACTCACTGACGGCTTCACCACTTGAATGACATCCTGAACTCCAACGTCCCTGCCCGTCACGACATGAGCCACGATCGAGCACCTGCAGTTCGGATGCAAAGGTGGTCCGTTCACGTTCCCGTACCCCATTCTCAAAGACGCCGTCCTATCCCCACCCGCGCTCACCGACAACACATCCCCGTTGTGCAGATAGTCTTCCTTCAACCCGATCACCTTACCGTTCATCGCCGCACAGAACGGACAAGAGTCACTCGCAGCACTCCACACCTTCTCAGTCACCACACCCGTCTGCTCCCATGCGGCTATTTGTCCCTGCGTGTATGCGCGTGAGGTTTCCGTACGTGCTATCATCATTGAGCGTTTGCTGTTTCTCCATGCCCCATTCACTGCCACTACACGTTTCTCGATCTGCGCCACGGACTCACCTGCTTTAACGCCCTCGTACAGTGCAGCCTGCAGATCGTCGGCAGTCTTGTCGCTGATCGTCCGGGCAAACATAAACGACTCCTCCCTGACGGCCTGGAGCACTGCAGGATCTTCAATCCATTCTGTAAGACCAAACTGTTTCTTTACTTTGTACAAATCGGAGATGGCCTCGTCTCCACCACGCTTGAACGGCACGAACCGCAGCCCCTCGGTAAGTTCAGCAATCTCTGGAATCCAGCGTGACCGGTCGACCAGCTCCACCTTCTCTCCATTAAGAACCTTCTTCACATTCCTGGCCGCATCAGCCGTCTGCCTCTTGAAGATGTCGTTCATCATCAGGATGAACATCCTCTCCTCCTTGGACGGAGGTGGGTTGTGTCCCATCTTCGGAGGTGCTTTGGCTTTTGTCCAGAAGTCGAGTTTCATCTTACCTCCACCTCAACCCCTTCCAGATCGGGATGTAAAGAATGGCCACCGGGGAAGCCGTCACGCTCAGTGTCCGAAGACGCGAGGCCTATTCCAGTTAGTGTTGGTTGTGATTTGGGAGCCTGCTCCTCAGCCGTTGGTGACCTACCCCCCAGTGGCGCAACTGATGTCGGTGCAATAGGAATGTTTCCCCAAGCGACCGGCGGTAAATTTCTCTTTGCTCTTGCCTCATTAATTGTCAATGAGTAATTCTTAAGTTGTTGACCCTCGTCCAGCAGGTCGAACCGTCTGTCCTCTGGCACGGGGTTGTCGAAGGCGAGGAACAAGCGATCGTCGTACATCGGACAAAGCTTCTCGTTCAGCTTCTGCTCGATACGCAGGCAACGTGGACGGGTAGCGTACTTGGCAAGGAACAACTCTGTGCCTTCCATCCCGGCTCGTGGTGCTTTGCTAATCTCTGACGTGTCGAGGAAGCCTATCGGGACGTTCATTGCGGAAGCAATCTCTTTCATCGTCCACGGTCTGCCCTGCAGGAACTCCATCTCCTTTGGGCTCCAGCCGAACTGCTCCACGGTGAAGTCCTGATCCATTACCTTTATCTTGCCGGCCTTGTCTGAGCCACGAAAGGCGTTGTTCCACTCAATCTCCAATTCCTTCCTGCGCTCAGGGTCAAGCGTACCACCCTTGTAGACGATGCCGAGGTCTGGACGACCCATGTTCCTCAGTGTGGAGGCTTCGTATCGATCCATCTGGTTCTGTCGCTCGATGGCATAGGCAGCAGCCTCAACAGGCCCGGCACCGTACCAAGGATTGCGTGGATTGGGATACTTGAAGTAGATGACCTCATCCGGCTCCAACCTGATCTGCTTGTCAGGGGACACTCCGTACAGGTATCCCTTGATAAAAGACTTCTTGTCTGGGATGATCTTGACCCACTGGCTCCGTAGTAACCACAACTGGGAGGGGACTCCCAGTGGCCCACGCTCAACGAACCAATACCCACAACCGGTCAGGTCGAGCATTGTGCTGGTAAGCTCAATAGTCTCAAAGCCATTGTCATGTGGGTTGACCTGGCTGAGCAGGGTCAACAGAGGATGCTCCAGAATCTCTTCCACATCCTCGACTGACTTGAGTCGTGCATGGAGGTTCTGCTTGGCGCACAGGCGGTAGTAGTTAGAGGAGGAGATGGGGACGGCCTTCGCACGCGCACGCGCCTGTCCCTTGGCACGTGTGGCGTAAAGTTTAAGTGGGGTGCTGGCAACTGCTACCGCATTGATCGTAGCACAGGTATAGACCCAGCCTTTGTATTGTCTAACCAACGCTTCCTGGCTGACGTCTGGAGCCTGTCCGTACCGGGAGTACATCTGCATTCCGTACTCACGCATGGACGACGCAAACACGTCGTTCGAGGACATTCTCTTTACCAACCAGTTGCTCATTGCTTTGACGGGGTGTATCATATCTTGTCCCAACAATCTGGATTGTTCATAATCCGTGCTTCCCTTGCCGCTTCAGGAATCTCAGGCAACACCTTCCCGTACCGCCGTTCATAGTCCTTGCGTGTAGCGGCGTTGCGCTTGTCAATCAAAGCCTTTACCATCTCCTTGCGTGTGGCTGTTTCCATGTTCCTACTTCTTTTTACTCTGCTGCTTCAACCACTTTCTATGACCGTCCTGACCGATTTTCAGAACCGCCTTGTGAAGAACGGCCTGCTTGTCATTCAAATCTGCTATCATCCTCGCCGAGGCTGCATTCTCTTGGCAGTTGAGGATTAACTTAGCCTGCTCTTCCTCCCACACCTTTACAGTCTTACAGTACAATTCGTCTACTTTTCTCATACCATTGTCTCCTGCAGTTCATTCCTCTCGGATTCAGGCAACTTGTCCAACGCTTCCCTTATCTCCCTGTCCATTCTGGCGATGTCCTCTTCTGACGACCGCCCTGAACCGACCGAGGGGTTGATACGCCCAGCGACCAGCTTGTTGAATGCTCCTGTCGCGGCATCAACACAATCCTTGAACCTACCGTTGGGGAAGGCACCGCACTCGTCAACGAACTCTTTTGTCCATGGGCGGTTGAGGATGAATACATTACCACCCTCCACCTGAGCGGCGAAGGGTTCTGCTCTGGTCTCCTTACTACCTGTCACCTTATCAGCCTTTGCGGTGAAGCCAGCCAATCCACGGATAGTAGCTTCTGCGGACTCTTTGCCCCCACTCCCAGGCTCCTGCTCAGTCCATACCCTGACCTGTTGTCCGTCCAGCTTAGCGTGGTTGCGGATACGCTCTTCCCGTTCCAATGCGCCCCACTGACCGTAGACGACATCTGCCACAACGAACGTGTGATCCTTCATCTCGTGGATAAGAACGCCGGCACTGTAACAACCACTCCCAGCGGTGCCAGCCTTGTCCCAGTAGCGTACCGACCCGAGGATGTAGTTGGAGGGGAGTTCGTCGATGATACCACGCAGGAGCATCTTGGTGCTGATCATGCCACCTTCACGTGGGGCTGGGCGTTGCTGGTAGAGTGCTGCCCATTCGTAGGAGCCAATCTGCTTCTTGATGGATAGGAGAGCTCCTTTGTTGAACAGGCTCGGCCAAAGTGCCTCTCCATCAGAACGTGTATCTACAGGGTGGGAAGCTCCGTCCATGAGGGCTGGTAGGGAGACCACATCCCACTTCTCTGTGTCCTCACCTTCTCCTTCGAGTAACTTCCCTGCGAGGTCTTCTTGGTGCCAGCGGGTCTGCACTACGATGATTGCAGCATTGTCGTTCTCACGACGGGTAAAGAATACACTGTTGTACCAATCCCACACTCTGTTCCGGTAGGTAGGTGACCCAGCCTCGAGTCTGTCTTTGATTGGGTCGTCAATGATACCTATGCCAAAGCCTCGACCGGTCAAACCACCCATAACACCAACTGATCTGTAGTACCCTCTGTGATTGACTATCTCGAACTCATCAGTGTTCCGTAGATACATGCCTCTCGCATTGTCTCGTACATTCTCTCCGAACAACTTGGTATCAGGAAAGAGTAACTTATACTGCTCATCGTCGATGATACGTTGGACGTCACGGTTGGTTACTCCAACGAGGTCTGCAGAGTAACTTGTGGACACCATCTTAACATCAGGGTTGCGTCCGAAAGCGTACGCAGGGAAACGTCTGCCTATCAACTCAGTCTTGCCATGCCGGGGTGGAGTGAAGATCATCAATCGTTTTATCTTACCGGATAGTACATCGTCCAGCTTGGAACATATCAACTTGTGATGCCAGTTGACTACATACTTCGGAAAGGTGAAACGAGTGAAGTCCAACATATTACTCATGGCTGAAGCACGACGACGAAGCTCGTTGCCTACTGCCATTCTTAATACTTGGTCTGCTTGAGCAAACATACTGTCAGTTCCTCGGGATGGTTCTCTTTCTTACAACTTCACCTGCAAGTTTCTCAGCGAAGGCAAGTAACTTATTTGTTTGGGTAGAGATAACATTATCCGATGTGACGTTGACGTCGTCGAACTCTATACGGTCAGTTACTTTACCTTCTGTCCTCTCAGCAATGAACGTCCGAGCCATTGTGTCTCCTTGAGAAGCGTCTTTGATTGCGGCCAGGAGCATTGCTTCACGTAACGTCGTAGGGTTGTGATTTGGTCCGTACTGTGCGTGCAGCTTAGAGAGTAACCACTCGTCCACTGGTCCGTCCTGTAGTGTCCTCAACAGCTCAGGAATCATCTTTGTACCCTTTGGTCTACCCTTGGGGTTACCTGACACACCTGGCTGGAAGTGTGTACGTCCAGTATTTGTCTGCTTCTTTGTGTGCATAACAGGTCTCTTTACATTACATTGTCTGGTGTGGGTTGCCTGTAGGTGCTTTAAGTTTCTTATCTGTCTTCTCCGATGCGTGCCACTTTATCATACACTCGCTTTGTGCCATTCTTTGTTTATCTGTCCACACCCGAGGTTTTGGTATTGTGTTTGTTGCTTTACACTTTGCCCAATATGCTTTTGCACCTCTACGATGACTCTCCTTTGCAGCTAAGGAAAGTGGTCCTCTATTTCTATTTGCTGCAATAACATTTTTCTTCTCTTCAAAAGCGTATACTTTACCTTTGTTCCAAGCAACCTGCCCCTTGTGTGATTCACACATTCTTATCCTGTGTCCAGGGGACTTCCAAAGTTCTTTGTGAGACTCAGACATTTTGACGCGTGCCTTATCTGTCACAGGGTGGTTCATTAAAGTTGTCTGTATCCGTTGACGTGTCTTTACCAAAACCACGCGATTGCTCATCCTTTGACTTTGTGCCTGCCTTTGTTTTAATGTTTGAGGGCGGCTGCTTTTCTTCCTCGTCTGATTCTGTGACTCGATAGTCCTGCATGAAAAAGTGTCCCCTCCATCTCCCCCTTTGGTCTCATTCCACAAGTCGATCCCATAGGACCGAAAATAAGCAATCCACTCTTGCTCCTCATTACTCCCGTTGCCTTCTGCCTCTTCGATTAAAGTGATACATGGAAGTATCCCTTGTCGCAGTAGTTTACGAATGCCACGAGACTTGTGAGATTTGCTTTGTTCGTCACCAGCTTCTCGCATGTGTCCAGCCAAACGATCTTCCAACAAACCGACTGTCTTCCCAACATACTTTATCCAGTGGTCTTCCCGTAAGGCGTATATCTTTGTTTTCATATAGGACGAGCGATCTTTTGTTTTACAGTATCAACAATAGAGGCAACTCTTGCATCAACACATTTCTGATGGATAGCAAGATACTCTGCCGCCCTAACCTCAATAAGAAACTTTCTTCCGTGCCTGTCTGCTTTACCATCTGGGTAGATTAAAGACTCTGCGTCGTCGTGGAGTGTTATGGCTGATCCGCACAAGCATCTTAAAGTAATACTCTTCATTGCTTACGTCCTGGTGCTGTTCTTGTGTAGGTAAAAGGAAGGGCCAAATAGGTTCTGGATTTGTCTGGACGTTTTCATGTTGCCAGGTTCCTTACTTTATTTGACCCTTGCACTTTTTGGGTGGAGTTTTGCCTTTAAACATA